CTTGTCATAACCGACAAAGAATTGATCAAACCCTTTAGGGAATGTTATACCAAATTTTTCAATTGCACCCATAGTGCTTCTCCTTTTTAAGCGAGTTAAAATACGCACACCCTTTTGGCATGTGCTTTTTTATTTATACCACAAATCGAGAACTTTGTCAAGACCGATCTATTTTTTTACCAATATTGTATTTTGCCACCAAATTCCACTCATTCTTTTCGCGATGTGGTAATACTTTTATTTGCGACAATGGTGCTACTGGTTCAGATGATTTTGTTGGTTCTACTAACTCAACTAAACCCCACTCTGCAATCAAATTTGCGATTGTGTTTCTGCGTCCCTTATCTTCATCTCCAAAGTTACTTGGTTTACCATCCAGAGCAAACAGTTCCTTGAAGTGGACGATGTAATACCGCCCTTGCTTATGAAGAATATGACACGACTGATAAATTGTTTTGTCCTTTCGTGATGCAACACCAATACGAGTCAGTGTCTCACGAATCTTGAGGAAATCATCATCGTCTTTGAAGCGAACCTCAACGAGAGTTTCAAGCATTTCTTCCACCTTTTTCAAGTCTTTTTCTTATTTCGATTATCTGAGCATTAGTCAGTGTGGTGAGTGCTTGCAATGCTTTAGAGTCGCCATAACCAAAGTATTCTTTGATAGCGGCAAGGTCACCATGATCTTCTTTCTTATCCCACTTTGCATACCGCTTTTTGGGTCTCACACTATTTAGTAAAAACTCATATTGCAGTTTGTGGTCAAGATTTGACCTTTGGTTCATCTCGTTCGCGAGACCAATGGTGTCATGGTGATACGATAGTGCTCGATTGGTGAGGAAAGGATTGTAACCCTTCTCACTCAGTTGATCATTCTCAGTCCCTCGCATGAGGTTCTTCTTAGTCTGATTGATGGAGTTTACATAATCAAATGGGTTACTCATTCCACTCCACCTCTACCATCAGTTCAGTCAGCATTGCCATCAGATTGATCTCTTGATCAACGACAAACGCAGACTTGTATTGGTAGTCGGCAAGTGTGACTACCACTTGTGGGATAGAGGAAGGAGCAACATACTCACTCATCGAGTCGTAGAGTTTCCGAAAGATTTGTGTGGTGTCTCCATCAACATTCTGTGCTACCCACTTGCGTACATTGCTGAACTCTTTCTTGCGGAGTCCATCGATGAGTTGCTTGATGTTCACATCTTCAAAGTTGACGAGGATGCCCACGTCGATCTTTCCAGTGACAGAGTATCGCTGTAGTTCGTTCAGTACACGACGATTGTCTGGAAAGAACTTCTTGACAACCTCTGCTACTACCTTGTTGTCGTACTCGACATTCTCAAGTTCAAGAATCTCTTTGCATCTTTTGTAGAAGTCTGATGCCATTCTTGTACGCTCTTCCTTTGGAAGTTTGAACTCAATGACAGAACAACGAGAGTGTAGTGGTGTAATGATCTTATTGACAAAGTTGCAAGTCAGAATGAACCCACAGTTTTTGGAATACTCTTCCATAAAGTTACGTAACGCAGGTTGCACCGTGTCGGCATTCAGATAGTCTGCCTCATCAAGAATCACATACTTGCGTCCACCAGAAAGTGAAACAGACGATGCAAAGTTCTTGATCTTTGTACGCAACGTGTCAATCAGTCGTCCTTCGTCCGAACCGTTAATGACGATGTAGTCGCAACCAAGTTCTTCCAAGATTGCCTTCGCGACAGTCGTCTTTCCAATACCTGCACTGCCAGACAGAAGTAAGTTTGGCACATTGTCTTGGTTGACGAACTCTTGGAATGTTCGTTGCAGATCAGTCGGCAAGATAGTTGTTGCAATCTTTTTCGGACGGTATTTTTCAACCCAGAGAAAATCTTCACGCATGTAAACCTCATAATAAAAATGGCACAGGGTGAGGGAATCGAACCCCCGTCAAGGGTTTTGGAGACCCTTGTCATACCACTAGACCAACCCTGCTTGGACCCCCCGCGAGGAATCGAACCTCGATCAAGGGAGTAGAAATCCCTTGTGTTATCCATTACACCACAGAGGGTATAGATCAATTATACTCTGATCCTGCTTCAGTTGCAACCCAATACTCAACATTCTCACTCTTAAAGTGCGCGATGCCAGACTTGGAGATGCTCACGGTGTAGTCATTTGGAATGAACTTGAGGTTCTCGATCTTGAAGATGAACTGGAATGATGCATCAGTATCACTCTCAGATGAAATCGCAAACTCGTTTGAGGATGGATTCTTAGTGTCAGTTGCAACCAAAGAAACCTTGCCATCACGATTCGTGACGACAATCTCTGGCAGTCCCAACTGGTTCGCACCATTCAGAATCTGTCGTAAGTCTGCCTTGCCCATGTCGAATGAAACTTCCACTGAAGGGAGTTCGATGTTCTTCTCAGGCGGTGTTGTAATCATCGATGGATCAGCATAGGTGTAGTTTGCCTTTGATGAACCCTCTTTGAGTGTTACTTGAGACTGACCAAAGTCAAAGTCTGCTTCTTCAAACAGAGACGATAATCCAAGGAACTGATTCAGTTCGTAGATAGCAAAGTCTACTGGAAATGCTTCCTCTACCTTTGCTTGTGCCAGAATCGTCTTCTGCTCTGAGACTGTACGAATTGTACTGCCCTTCTTAAATGCCAATGACTGATTGATCGAACTGAAGTTCTTCAGCACATCAAATGTCGTATCACTGATCTTCATCATTTACTTCTCCATCACGGTTATTCAAGTCGTGTACATACAACTCGATTATAGCATAGTGTAAAACTTTGAGCAAGTCAATACGATTGTATCCTGCCTTCTTACCGTATCTCTGTGCATACTTGAGTATGTTTCCGATACAAAACCCATCACCATGACCACTGTCGATGATGAACTCTGTTGCTTGGAACTTGTTCTTGCTGTAATGCTCACCATAAGTACCCTCAACATACTTGTAAAGTTCTTTGAGGTACTTGTCTTCATCATAACGAAACTTATTCACTACTTTTTCATCCTCGAAATTTCATCAATATCTGCGGTTGCAGATGCGCCCAACTGTGCCAAGTCAGACAGTGAACCGCCAAAGGTATATGAACCAGTGTGCAGTAGTTTCATCCAAGGACACATCCAAGTGTCAACTCCAACTTTCTGCATCCACTGACAGAACATATAATCTTCTGACAAATAACGCTTGGTCTTCTCGTCGATCAGTGCTTGAAAGTACATCATGATATCACGAGTACCATCAAAGTGTTTGGTACGCACGTGGTCTGGACGATACGAGTAATCTGGGTATTCTTCATCAAACTTCTTGAACGCATCCTTTGTGATCATCATAAAACCAGTGCCACCTTCAAGAACCTTGACTGGTTCGTCAAGTCGCACTTGCTTCTGACCTTCAGCAGGATTGAACACATAGTCACCAACGAATCGTTCCAGTTCTCCCGGATTGTCATCAGCAAAACCTTTGTCTACTGCTCGCTTGATCTTTTCCCAAGCAATCGTCTTCTTAGGATAAGGACCACACATGATGTGCTTATCATTTTCTGGATCATCAGTGTCCATCAGTGCGAGTAGAGTCAGCACATCGTTTGGATCGAATCCAATGTCTGAATCGATGAACATCAAGTGCGTGTAATCAGAACGCATGAACTCATCTACGCAATAGTTACGTGCGCGAGTGATGAGTGATTCGTTAAAGAGATAGAAGAACTTTACTTCAATCCCATAGTGAGTGCATAGTTTAGATAGATCGGCAGTGGACTTAGTGTACATGCCATGACATTGACCGCCATACATTGGCGTAGCAACAAACAGTTTGCGCTTTCGGAGGATGTCAAGATCGATTTCGATTTCCATTAATCACCTATTTTTTTGTTGATAGTATAATATATTGTAAACGAAAAGGGGGTTTGAGTCAACCCCCAAGTGAGTTATTTAGTGTTCTTCACAAATCAAATCCAAGTTTTCTTAGTCGGTTTCTTATTTTAATATTACAGAGACCGAAAACTGCATCGTACCTCCCAAACCTTTCATCATCTTCAGATAGTTTTCTATCGTAGTATTTGGAAT